CGCATTGTTCAAGCTGCTTTAGGACAAGAATCTAAGACAATTATTGCTGACTCAAAAAGAGCGATGACATCATATGAAGCCCTAATGGGGGGAAATAAGAACATGATACGTGTAACTAAAGACACTAACCATGTAAGAGACTTAGAAACTTTATTTAGAGAAGTAAATCCTGGGCTGATTGTGTTTGATCAGCTTGATAAAGTTGGTGGATTTAAAGAAGCTGAGAGAGAAGACATTACCCTAGGAAAAATTTACAAGTGGGCTAGAGAACTTGCTAGAACCTATGGCCCGGTAATTGCAGCATCACAACTGTCTGCATCAGCAGTAGAAATGAAAGATCCACCGTTTATAGGAATGGATGCTCTTAGAGGATCTAAGACAGACAAGCCAGGAGAAGCAGATGCAGTTGTAACGATAGGCAAATTTAAAGAACCCAAGAGTCCAGAAGAAGAAATGCTCAGAACAATCAATGTTCCTAAGAACAAACTTCCTGGTGGTGGATTAAAGCAAGTTGAGTCAGAGCGTCATGGGCAGTACATAGTAAACATAGATCCTATTAGAGCAAGATTTGAGTAACTTATGAGTACCACACTTAAATTTATAGCCATTGATGTTGAGACAACACTTAATGGTAATGAAGAAATAGGACTAGCACATCCTATGCATCCAGACAATAAGATTGTATTGTTTGGAATGGAAACTGGACACCCACTGGTTTTTGAGCATCCAATGGCTTTTGAAAACTTTAAAGAATTTGAACATAACTTAAAACTAAAAAACTTTAAGTATGATGGGGCTGCTGTTTTGTGTGGACATAACATATCTTTTGATTTGATGTATCTGTACAAGGAAAGTGCACACTTTAAAACATATTTACAAGAAATGAGTATCTGGGATACTCAATTAGCTGAGTATATCCTCAGTGGTCAACGTATTAAATTTTCTAGTTTAGATGAGCTGTCTATTAAATATGATTTACCTGTAAAAGATGACAAAATTAAAAAGTATTTCCAAGCTGGATTGGGTTCTGAAAAGATTCCCAAAGAAGAGCTTTTACCATATTTAAAACAAGATTTAAACAACACATTAAAAATAGCACACTTACAGTATGACCTTGCTGTAAAACAAGGCCAGTTAAACTTAATTCAATCTCAGATGAAAGCATTACATGCAACAACTGAGATGATGTTTAATGGTTTACACATTGATACAACTAAGTTTGCTGATTACACTGTAGAAGTAGCCAATAAATTTGTTGAGTGCAAATTAGACTTAGAAGAAATGTGTGCTCTTTTAAAAGGTGTTGAAGACATTAACAGCCCTAAACAATGGAGTCAGTTTTTCTTTGGTGGTACTAAAAAAATAAAAGTAAAAGAAGAAGTGGGTACATATAAAAATGGAAATACTAAATACAAACAAGTAGATAAAGAACTTGTAATTAAACCTCATATTAAATATACTCCTGATCCAGATAAAGTATCTGAAAAAACAGGGCAAGTATCTGTTGATGATTCTGTTCTTACTAATATGTTAGACCATACTCATGATTCTAAGACTGTAAAACTTATTAAAAAGCTATTGGAGTATAGAGAACTATCTAAACAATTATCTACTTATGTAAAAGGATTAGGCAACCACACTATTGGAAACTTTATTCATGGCAAACTAAACCACACAGCAACAGTAACAGGAAGACTATCATCTACAAATCCTAACCTACAAAATATAAGCAACAATCCCATTAAACAAATCTTTACTTCAAGATATGAAGGTGGTTTACTTGTTGAGGTTGACTTTAATCAGTTAGAAGTAGTTGCTCTAGCTCATGTTACTAAGGACATGCGACTAATAGCAGACATAACAAGTGGTATAGATATTCATAGTGCTTTATACAACGCAATGTTTGGAAGGATGCCTACAAAAGAAGAGAGGAAACCATTTAAAGGTAGAACATTTCAACTCATTTATGGTGCAGGTGCTAAAGCTATTAGTAAACAAGCAGGTTGTAGTTTAGAAGAAGCTAAAAAGTTTATTGATGTTTTTTATACTAGGTATCCTTCAGTAGCAACTTGGCACAATAACTTTCTAAAAGATGTAGAAGCTTGTTCTACTTACTTAACAAACAAAGAGGGTTTGATTGATAAATATAGGACTTGTGTTTGGAAAACAGAAACAGGAAGAAGGTTTGTATTTACAGAATACTACAATGATGCTTCTTGGTCTTCAAGAACATACAACTTTAGTCCTACAGAATTGAAGAACTATCCTATTCAAGGATTAGCTACAGGATATATTGTCCCAATGATGTTGGGAGTTATCTTTGACAAATTCAAAAACAGAGAAGACGTAAAGATGGTTAATACCATCCACGATTCTCTTGTGTTTGATGTGAAGAGAGGATCAATTGTTCAATTTATTTTGGAGGTAACAGACACTTTAAAAGACACAGACAAATACTTTTACAAGGTTTTTAATACGCCGTTGGCTCTAAAGCTCAATGCAGGAGCATCGTTCGGTACAAATTGGTTTAACATGGAAGAAATGTAATATGGCAATGATGAATGGTATTGTAGAAGAGACTGCTATAAAAGAAGTTTCTACTAAGTTTGGTGTAAAACCCACCTATTCTTTTAAAGTAGGAGGAGCTTGGATTAAGTGTGGGTTTAAAAACCCCAACATTGCGGTAGGTTATACAGTTGATTTTGATGCTAGTACTGGAACCTATGGACTAGAAACTAAAGCAGTGAATATTATTAGTAAAGCAGCTTCTGCTCCTAGTGGTGTTCCTACTGTTGCTGCTCCAACTGTATCGCCTACTAGGTCTTATAGTAGTGGTAGTTCTTATAAAGAAAAAGTGTTTCCTATTCCTGCCTTGCATGGAGATCGTGCCATTGTTAGACAAAATGCTTTGGCTAGAGCTACAGACTTGTATGTTGCTGCTCGTGGTGGAAAACCTTTTGACTTAGAAATATCTACTCTTGACCTAGTAATTTCTTTTGCTCGTAAGTTTGAAGCTTATACAGCAGGAGACATTGATCTTGCAGAGGCAATAAAAGAAGACAATGAAGAAGCAAAAGACCCAAGTTGATGAGGTTAAAAGTTGGCTTCGTAAACAGAACACAAGGCAATTAAAAACTTTTTGTTTGTTTATTGAAGCTGTACTTAAAGAACGACATCAAAAAGATGAAGACAAAGCACTCAAAGAGTGGAAACAGTTAGAGTTAGAATTTTAAAGAAAGAAACATTATGACAACAGAAATTAAACGTGGTCCTGGTCGTCCTAAAAAGATCGTTAAAGCAATACAGCAACCAATGAACACCTACGTAGGAGACTTGATTGCTAAACTAGAAACTACAACAACAATAGAACAACCAATGAGTCTTTTAACAGTAAACTTGTTAGAGCTTGCTAGTTTTTATGACTACTGGAAAACTCAAATGCCTACAGCAACTACCCTCCAATTGCTTGCTTTGTTTTATAGGGTTAAAGTGTGAAGGCACTTATAGACGGTGATATCGTAGTCTACAGGGCTGCTGCTTCAGCAGAAAAAGAGGAGCAATGGGTAGCTCTAGCAAGGGCTGACCAGATGATCCAAGACATTCTTGCTGACACAGCATCCGATTGCTATAGCGTTTATCTTACAGGAGGTAGCAACTTTAGAAGGGAGCTATCAAGCGAATACAAAGCCAATAGACCAGACACTAGACCACAGCATTGGAAAGCAGTACGGGAGTTCCTAGTAACACAACACAAAGCTTTTATTTGTGAGGGGTTTGAGGCTGATGATCAGTTGGGTATAGACCAAGACAAAGAAAATGGTAACACTACTATCTGCAGCATAGACAAGGACTTGCTACAAATACCAGGAAAACACTATAACTTTGTTAAAAAAATAGCACAAGAAATAACTCATGATCAAGGACTCAAAACTCTGTATATACAAAGCTTGGTTGGAGATAGAAGCGACAACATCTTTGGAGTTTCAGGTATTGGACCAGTTAAAGCAGAGAAAGCCCTTTCAGAACTGTTTCCAGATGAATACTACGAAGCTTGTAGAGCACTCTATAACGATGACAGTAGATACCACCTTAACATGAAACTACTTTATATCTGGCAAAAACCCAACGATAGTTGGGAACCGCCACAACCAACAACAACCTCGCGGAGCGAGGCAACAACAACACTCGTACTTCCCCCGAAAGGGGGAATTACGGAACAATAACAATGGCAAAACCAAGCAGACACAACAGCAACATTTATAAAAGCGGCTTAGAAGAAAAGTTTCAAACTGCTTGCGAAGCAAAAGGTTGGAAACTTTTATATGAAAAAGATAGGATTAAGTACGTTGTGCCTGAAAGCAACCATACTTATACACCTGACTTTACTGTTACTAAGAACGTCTACATAGAAACCAAGGGTTTATGGGCAGCAGTAGACAGAAAAAAAGCTTTGTTTATTAAAGAACAACATCCAGAAATACAAATTTTGTATGTACTTTATAGGGATCAAAAACTTTCTAAAAGAAGTAGTACTACCTACTTGGAATGGGCAAAGAAAAAAGAGTTAGAAGCCTGTGTTTTTGCAGACACAAATACTTGGACAGAATACATTAAGAAACACATATGAGTATTGAACCAAAACAAACTTTTAAAATTACCATTACTTGTCACCAACAAGATAATTTTTTAACCTCTCAACGTAAGATAGCAGGATTAGTTTTTAGTAATACTTGGTGGAACGCACTTAAGTATTATCTAAGTACCCACCTAGCTTCAGAGGGTTTGCTTATTACAAAGCTGGATGTAGTAGAAATAGAACCAACAAATCTTGGAGAAAACAAATGACCTTTGTTGATCTAGAGTTACATGTTATTCAATGGGCTGAAGCTAGAAAAATAATTCCCAACTCTACCCCAGAAGCTCAATACATGAAAGCAATTTCAGAGATGGGTGAACTGGCAGATGCTTTACTCAAAAAAAACCCCAATGACATCAAAGATGCTATTGGGGATACGGTAGTCTGTTTGATCAATATGTGTGCCCTGTTGGACATCAATCTCACTGACTGCCTTGAAGTGGCATACCTGCAAATCAAAAATCGCAAGGGTAGTTTACTACCAAATGGAGTGTTTGTAAAGCAATGAAAAACTTATTGCTCGTGTTACTAATAGCAGGAATCTTGTCTACTAGCTACATGTTGGATTGGCCCTCTGAAATAGAAGCAGCACAAGATGCTGCTGCTACCTATCGTGCAAACAAAGCAGAGCAAATAGATCGAGAGACACTTGAGAAAGCAATACAAACACTGTGTGGTGAGAACGCTGGATGGAAGCTACTGGCAGATGGGTCAGTGCAGTGCTACACGCACAGGGGATTCAAAACCAAAAGGGTGACATTATGAATGACGATGACGACTACAACATGATTGATGAAATTATGCATTTGGTAACTATAGTTTTTTTAGTGTTGATAACAATTACTTTTCTTGCTGGCGTAACTGGCTTTATCTGGGGGATGCTATGAACAGCGAAGAAGACGAATTTAAGAGGATTGAAGCAGAGGCCAAGCGCCGAGCATTGCAGGATG